ACAACCTAGAGTTGATTACAACGTTCTGTGCGCAACCACCAGAGTAACATAGTTTCTTACCGTACTTGGATGCTTCGGTCATGATCTTCATGATAGCATAGTCAGCAAAGTCTTGGGTAGCACGTGCAGCAACCTTATCTTCTACCGATAGGATTCGACGTTTGAACTCTGATCTAAATCGTATACGGTCTTGTTCACGTTGAGATTTACCACCCCCTACCTCAATACCCATTGCAACTTCTGGTGCGATGTCTTCTAGGTTATCATACCACCGGATCAACCAATCGGTTATTGCCTTAGACTTTGGGCATGTATCGTGGTACGCAGAGAGACCCATGACCACGTACTCATCTTCGAGTGGACGTAGACCGAGGAACTTAGTAGTAAGGGTATAGACTAGACCTACCGACTTAGGGTAGTGCCACTCTTTGATTAGGTTGAAGTCTGAATCCATGATGACCGCAGTTTGTAGTTCACCTACCCCATCAATCGAGACGAGGACAGTATCGTCCTTCGAGTCCCACGGACGCGTGTAGAACGCAGCCGCACAGTGAGATTCGTGATGCAGATGATGAGCATCAAACACCGTTGCTTCTGGATACGGGAAGTCTGCAAATGATTCAGAACCCTGTATGGATTCGGGTGATCTACCCGTTGCAAGTACGCCACCTCGTATATCGAACTTGATCTTGTGATCTTCATAGAATGATACGTGGTCGTCCTTATTGATCATATCCCACAACACATCCGGAATATTAGGATCGTTCTTCTTCTTAGAGTATCGCTCTCCATGTGTAGCAAAGTCCACAACACCATCTTCGCTAATAATAGCAAGACCAGAGTCATGGTAAAATTCACTGTATCCAACGTATCTCATCACTCACCTGTATTATCAGATTAAATTTATATTTATATTAAAAAAAAGGGGGACCGAAGTCCCCCGAAACACTATCTTGAGTGGGATTAGATTCCTGTTACGTACTCATATATATCTTTCCAGTTACGCATCAATGGGAAGTCAGTATCTTGGTTGTAAGAGTGTTCCATAACGACGGACTCAAGTCCCAGTCTTGCTCCAACTTCTGCATTCTCCACTTTATCTTCTACCCATAAACATCCACTATCACGGTAGAATTCCAGTGCTTCGTCTTTATCGGCTCCAGTATCTAGATAGATATATTTCTCAAAGACAGTAGGTCCAAACAACTCACATAGGTTCTTGGTACGAAGGTGTTGTGCATACTCATCGTTACTCAGAGAAGTGATTGCGTGGAACACATATCCGTGTTCTTCGTGCAACTTCCGGACATATTTGATTGCGTCTCTTAGAGGTGGCAACTTTCGAATCTGCGCACTCTCATTAAACATTCGACACAATCTCTTTCTAGCAACACGGTCTACAATTCCAAACATTTCTCCTATATCGTACACTTCTGGTTTAACGATATTGAAGTCATGATGGTTCATCCATTGATGAAAACTGTACATCCAGTCCAACAGTACTCCATCACAGTCTACTAAAATTACTTTATCTTTCACACAACCCCCTCTTCTCTGACTCTGTTCATTATAACATACACTTCCTTAGAAGTAAAGCCCTCATTCATCAGGGAAATCATTAATTGCCCCCAGTCGGGATTCTCTAGTTGATAGATGTAGTGGTTAACTAGGTCGGTGGCCAACTCTATCTTGGTGGCATTTGAATCTTTCATAAAAAAACCTCTCACATTTGAAGTATCATTATACTACTATATGAGAGGTTTGTCAACACTTATTTTGAAAATATTTTAATTAATTTCGGTTTCTATGCGTTTACGAAAAGCCTGTAAAAATGATATCTTTTGAGCAATGACATAAAAGTTAGGATTCGTGTTTTCGACTGAAGACATCTCTTCCATACAGTTAAGATATTCTTCTTGTATAATAGATAATACATTTTCCTTACATGTCATGGTATCATCGACCTTTGCCAAGGTGTGGTTTTGAACTTACGATCCTTCCAGTGCTGTACCATATCGACTTTCCACTCACCACCAGTGTAGTGACAGAACTTTGCATTATCAAAGAACTCTTGTTCGGTCGCATAGTGGGGTGAGTCGTTCCAAGTCGTATCGATAGTCTCTACATCAAACTCATGTTTCATCAACTGTGCAGAGATGTATGGTTGGTCGTTCATGATAGACATATGGAAGTCACCAGTGTAACACCAGTCTTCCCAGTTCATGAACAGTTCACGTGCACGTAGACGTGCTTCCTTGGACCACAGAACTACACCTGTATTCATAATGGTTAGTTTAGATGGACGGTTAGGTGGCATTACAGGGACGATAGGACAGTCATGTAAGTCGAACTTACGAACGAAGTCACGGTAGTTGTCTTCCTTATAGTCCCAAGAGTTGTATCCACCACCATTGGAGGTAACGAAGTCTGACTCTAGGACACCGTAGACATCGGCACCGGATTCCATCTGATCAAAGATATTCTCTTCGGTGTTGACCACGATGTCTGTGTCGACAAATAGTAGGTTGTCGTACTGGTCGAACATAGGATCCAACCAGACACGTGCGCACTCGTGCAATAGTGAGGTTGAACATCCGTGACCTTTGGTCGCAACACGTTCATCGGAGTAGACGTGTTCGGCACCAATCTTCTTTGCGTAGTCTTCGAATGAAGTGCGTGAAATATCTGCCACTTCTTTATAGAGGGAAGAACGAGAACCGTCCCACCCTTTGATACCGCCGCGAGCATCTACCGCATCACTCACGATCATATATTGGAATATTACATTATTTGACATTCTCAAGCCTTCTCATTAAACGTGCGGAACGGAAACCCACCTGATGATACCAACGAGAATCTCTGCCCTCTTCAGCAGCGGTCTTCCAATCACCTTTCTCAATGGCGGAATTCATCTTCTTGAACTTACTTAGTCTCGGCCTACCTAGGTTGAACATCATGTTAACCAAGATTTGCTGGACTTCGTCTGGTAGACAAGTAAACCCTTCTCCGTATAGTACGACACACTCTGAGATTGCGATGTCGAGGTCTTGTTCAAATGCCTCTGCAACTCTTTCGGGGGATATCTTAGTTCCGACCTTACTTCCGAACTCTCCATCACTCTCCTTGATGAGGTGACCGACACCAAATGTTGGGTAGTTGAGGTGGTCGAGGTAAATCTCATATACGACCCCTTCGTCGATTTTGAGTTGTTGAAATACTGCTTCACGATTCATAACATTTTTCACTTTAGGTTTACACCACAATTTACGTATCAGTTCTATCATAACTTGATAGCAAGTACCACCAAGATAGATGCTAGTAGAATGTTGGTCATTAAGATTTCTATCGCAAGAATAGTGTGGTACCATACCCACCTAGTTTTGTATGCATTCGCAACCGTGACTTGATCCGGATCTGGATCACCCACGGGTTCCGCTGAAGACGGTCCTGACTTCAACCAACTAAAAAACCTCATACTACTAAACCTTTATTGTGCTTTGTTTCCCCGCATTCTTTTTGATTGCGGTCAGTTTATTTTCCCACTCTTTACCAGCAAGCCTCATTGTTGACTTAACACCAGATACTATCTTAGGTGCAGAAGATGCAGGGAAGTACCTTACCCACTCTGGATTATCGATAATCCATTGGTCATATTCAGAAATCCGGAGAGACAATTCCTTGACCTCTCCGGTTTCTTTGTTTTTAAAATCATACTGTGGCATTATAAGTCCATTCCAAATTATTTTCAATCACTACGACAGAAGTCTCACACACGCTTCTGAAGAGATAATCACCCCCTTATCGAGAAAGTTGTTGAGTAGACGCATTCAGTATATTATAATACTGACTAAGTGTTTCCGTTCGATAATTTCGATTACCTTGGGAATATATTGATTGTCGTCTGGTATCATGCACGAACTGTTGTAGTTCGTTAATATTTTGGTTCAACTGCTGTTCTTGACTCGACATAGGATTCTCCTTAGAAGTTAGTTAGTGTCGAAAAGATTATTCTGTTATAAGATTTGGAAATGCCTCCTGTACTATTTTCTTGGTTATGTAACGACAAGGTGGTTTCTTTGCCACCATTTTCAAAATATATTCAGCATCCTCCGGATGAACGGATTCTAGTAACTGAATAAATTTATTCTCTCTTCTGAACTGGGTAAGGTTATCACCTTTCCCACCTTGGATGTATAATCCAAATTCTTTATGCTGTTTTAACAGGCTAGAGGGGATTGACTCCGGTTTGTTCGGAGTGAAAGGAGGGCGCCCAGATGGTAGATTGAATACCAAAGCATCATCGAAGGATCCACGTAGGATATCTTTGAACGCCCAGTTATCTTCATATTTTTTCAAAACATCTAATCGTTCTTTTCGAGAATCTGCTTTTTTATATTCCTCGAATACTTCAAAGACTTCTTTACGAAACGTAATCATTATTTACACCTTATCAATTTCAAAACACACGTAGATTTTATTTCCGATTCGAATCTCATCACGAGCTTGACATCTAAAAATTAAATCCTTTAGTGTATCATCATATGTTTTAATTATCTTGTTGTTGTTGATAATGTCCCAGTCTTTCATTTTTATCTGGAACTCTTTAGTTTGTACTACTTTTATATATTCATTAATTAAAAGTGCTGTGCCACCAATCCAAAGTAACGAGCACAGCAATGCAGTTATTGCCACTGTGTGAAACTTGGTCATTAGACTCTCCCCCTTGTCTATAACTTATTTATAAACAAGAGGGGGTCTAAGGAGAGATTTATCTCACACTATCCCATTCGGCAGGGGTGACATCATTTAGTCGTAAACTCATTTGAGGTTCATCGACTTCCCAAGGCACTCCTAAATCCTCATCATCTTCGATAGAATCTTTCAGTTGAGGTATACATTGACCGAAGGTATTGAACATCTTCTCAAACTTCATTTGGTAGACATTCTTCAGTCCCATCACAATGTTTGCAAGTCCATCGGTGTCGGTAGGGGATAATGATGGATAATATCCATCGTCAATGAGTTCTAGTAGTTGTTGGAGGTCATCCGTGATTCCCCAACATCCCATGATTTCTTGTTCTAGATCAAATCGGTTCTTCATGCTGCCACCGCCATCTCTACTGCGAGTTCCGCAGCCTTCTTCTTCTTGACTTGGTTTGCACCGTACCATGCAGAAGTCATTCGACTGTCAGCAGTACGACCCAACTGGTGGTCAGTTAAGTAAGTAACAGAGTTGAATGCTTGCCACCATGAACCACGACCAAACTCAGCACCCGGTTGTGTCTCCAACAACTCGTATGCTTTCTTTGCGTTAGGTGCGAGATCTTTGTAACCACGCACTTCTTCTTTAGGTGACTGTGAAGGGAACAGAGAGTTGTAGTACTGAATCAGAGTGTCAGCAGTGAACTGTCGCTTGGACAACAACTGTGCCATCTCTTTGTATTGGTCAAACTTCTCGTGGGCAAGACCCATAGTGACCTTAACCTGTTCAGCATCAAATGCCTTACGGTGGTTAATCTTAGTTGAGTTGACCGAAGTACCCTTCAGTGCAAGTGACAGACTGTTCATGCAAGTTACACGAACCGGAGTGAATCGAACATCGATTGACTTACCGTACTCATGTGGGTTAGAGAATAAAAGGTATGAATCAACCTGATCACCACCAAGGATATCGAACGACTCTTTGACCTTCGCCATTGCGTAGACCATCTTACCGTCCTTCAAAGAACCAGCAGAACTCATTTCCATATCACCGGCAGAGCAGTAATCGTTGAAGAATTCGAATGCCTGTTCGTTCTGAACTGGGTTCCAGTTACCGCCCACTTGAGTGAGGATTTTGCTATCACTAGACCGCACGAGTGCTTCCATACCTGTAGGTACTTCAACATTGTTGTGTCGAGCGTAAGTAGGGATCTTCTCAACCGACCAATCGACACCGGCTTTCTGCATCATCTGGATAGGAGTTAGATCGTTAGAGACCTCGGTACCGATACCCCAAGGGCATTTACCAACTGTCGCGGAAGTTTCAATTTGAAGCACATCATTCATAGACATAATATAGTTTCTCTTTTCATTAATTTATACAGTCATTATACACTTGTTTTGATTACTTGTCAATACTTATTATGAAAATAAGTGAATTAATTTTAAGCAGCCTTCGCAGAGAACCGTGGATACAATCTAAACGGTGCCTGTTCATTAAGAGTTTCCATGTAGATAGTCGGTTCTGCCAGACCACGGTCATCTAACGCATCAAAGTATAACTGAGCATCACAGTCGCACTCTAACCATACGTAGTGGTTGTTGAAGAACGAGTACTCAGAGATCTTGTTCATGAACCCTAGGTTCTCTACAGTGCGTACATCAACCTTCAGGTACGAATGGCTTGGATCAGAAATATAAGTGATTGCTTTCATTACACGGACTCCTTTACTTTCAATTTAGAAGAACTGTGATCGATAATCAGATCACGGACACGTTCACGGTCAAGAGAGTCACCATGACCCCAAGACTCATGATGAGTAGGACTAGAACAGATTTCGATGTACTTAACGATAGCACGTTCAACAATCTCAACGTTCAGACCCTCTACAGGGTAAAGACCGTCATACGCATAGAACGACAGAACGTAGTTGCGGAAGTTGGTGAACTCAGGGTTTTTTCTCAGACCGAAGTAGTTACTAGGCATATTCAAATCTCTCTCTTCATTAATTTATGTAACCATTATACTTCTTTTGGAAACGTTTGTCAACACTTATTTTGAAAAAAAGTGAATTAATTTGCTTCAACTTTAGTTAGGTTTCCAGTAGATTTGAATCTGTTATCCACTCTAATCTTTACTTCGTCAACCCAAGACACAGACTCAATATCATTCTCAGTTCTGTAGTTCATTGCTTCGATCAAAGAGTCAAACTTAATGTTGTTTGCAAGGGCATCATTCTTCATTTCTCTAATAACATACTTTATCATAATCAAATCTCTCTCTTCATTAATTTATGTACCCATTATAGGTGTTTTGGAAACAAATGTCAACACTTCTTTTAGACCATTTTGTTATATAACCTAAGTTTTTATGAAAAATTATTCTAAGAAAAGTATTGACTTTGTTTCCAAAATAAGAGATAATAGTACCCTATTGAGTTGAGAGAGAAAATTATGAATTATCAAGTCGGTCAAGAAGTTTGGGTCAAGTGTGCTGGTTCTGATACTTGGGTTTGCGGTGTTGTCACTGGTGTGACCGCCAAACGTGTTCGAGTCTATAATGAAGTTCGTGACCTTGAAGGTCTTTATGCTCCACAAAATGTCGAGGTGAAATAATGAATAACGAAATTGCTGATCTAATGAATGACCTTGTAATGCTAATCGAAGCACAAGAGTGTTACAATGAGACGTACTACAACAGTGAGTACAATCGAATCACCAATCGTATTGCTGAGTTAGGAGATATCAAATGAATAAAGTTGCTGTTATCCACACCGCGTTTGAAGATTCACCTCGTACCGTTGCCTTTGTTGAGGTCGGTATTCGTACTGGTGATGAAGCTCTAGAATATGCATATCACCGCACCCAGAACCTTGGTGGTTCATGGAGTCGTGATGACATCGAAAACAATCCGGACTATTCAGAAGATGTGACTGTGATGGCAGATCTTCCGGTCTACGATGGCGTGATGTATGGTTTGCGGTCTACCTCGATGGGTGACCAGATGTTGTTCGGTGATAAGACTTACAAGGTCGCGATGTGCGGCTTCAAGGAAGTGAACTAATGTTTTATTACTACCGTCTATTGTGTATCAAGACTGATCGCCCCCTATGTGCTAAGGTGTTCTCTAGTGCGATGGCTGCTCATGAGTATGCAGAGAAGATTAACTTGCAAGTGCCTTGTAACCGCTCTCGGATGTCTTCTGATGAAGCGTATGTCGCACGGTTTTAAGGAAGTGTCTTAGTCTTTAGGTAGATGCTTCGCGTGGATTTTGCATCCAATGAACGCGTTGTAGAAATCGTCCCTGAGTAGAACGTCGTACTCGAACTGTAGTTTTGCTTCGTAGTACGAACACTCCCCTTTGGTGCGGCAGAGTTTCAGAATCTCTCTCCTGAAATTCTCTGCACCTTTCTCTTCAACTAGGGATTTTACTTCCTGACTTGAACCAAAATATTTCTTCCAGTCCGATATAGCACGAGTCTTTACTTTGCGCTTTCGTGTCTTGGTTACTGGTAGGGTCTTTGGTTTCCAGAAAAACTTCTTACCGATATACTTTTTACCAGTAGTCAGTTCTGTGATGATGTAGACGAACCCCTGATAATCTTCTAGAAAAGATTCTTCGGGGTCGAATAATGTGTCTTCAAATATCCATTCCATGCACCTACTTATATGGACACTAACTTACTCTTCTTCGTAGGTCGACTCTGCGTCTGCGTCGGAACCACACATAGGGCAGTGACGTGGGAGTTCCTCTTCATAAGGAACCCTCACGATCGACTGTATATCACAAATCGGACATTCGATATTGTATTCGGTGTCCATCAAGCTACCTCTAATTCTATCTCATCCCAACCGAAGTCTTCACCTTCCATGCCAGCTACTGAATATTCGGTTACACGTTTCTCAAAGAAGTTGTCGTGTGATGCTCCGTTCAGTACCCAATCTAACCACGGTAGTGGATTTTTCTTTTGTTTGAACAATGGTTTCAGTCCCAATTGCAGTAGTCGACGATCAGCGATGTGTCTTATATAATCACGTACTTCCTTCTTGGTTAGACCTTGTACATTGTTACCTTTAAACGCAAGTTGAATGAACTTGTCTTCTAGTGCGACAGCATTCTCTGCCATCTGATATATCTTTGACTTGAGTTCATCATTGATGATACGTGGGTGTTCATCTGTAAACTCACGGAACAACTTTGCGTTACCCTGTACGTGGATAGTCTCATCACGGATGGACCATTCCACAATTGTTGCCATACCCTTCATCTTTCCAAAACGTTGGAAGTTCAGTAGCATGACAAATGATGCGAATACTGACATACCTTCGTTGAACACAGACTGTGCCAACGCAAGTGCAAGACCCATATGACTAGAGATGTTCCCATCCTTCATAAAATCAATCTTATCTGCCATTTCCGAGTACTCTAAGAACGCATGATAATCTTCGTCTGGTAGACCCAGAGTGTCGTTCAATAGAGCATACGCACGTTGGTGTACCCCTTCACGGTTTGCGAACGAGGATAACATATTACGCACCTCGTTATTCTTGAACTTTGGTATTAATAGTTCGTGGTAGTTCTCACCTACCTGTACATCGGATTGTGTGAACAATCGTAGTACGTGTGTGATGAATACTTTCTCATCATCTGACAGTTTGGTTTTCCAATCCTGTACGTCTTCAGACAACTCTGCTTCATCTTCGATCCAATGGATCTCTTCGTGTTTCTTTGTTAATTCAACCGCCCAAGGATATAGGAACGGTTTATATGTTTCTGAAAATTTAAGTAACGACATAATAGACCTGTATTATAAGTTGTATGTAAGGCGTTTGCCCTTATCCTTCACAAGCTCGACATTCGTCTCCATCATCCACGGTCAATGTGATATCCGTTTTCAATTGGAGCATAAGGTCTTCATAACCACCAATGTATCTTCCTTCTATGTAAATCTGAGGGACCGTCGTAACATCTTTTCGACCAGTGACTTCTGCGGCAGTCTTCTTGATGACTTCAAGATCTACATAATCGAAATCAACTCCTTGCAACTGCAACTCTTCAATGGCCTTAGTGCACCAAGGACAGTTAGATTTTCCATAGATTATCGTACGGTTGTCGTCCATTAAGGCAACTCGTTCGACTTTGTCTGATACCGTCTCCGCACGAGAACTTGCCTCTGTGCGTAAATAGTATAGACCTTTCAACCCTTTTCTCCACGCGTTGAAATGCACCTTATTGACGTATCGCTTAGGTGTGCCGGATGGGAAAAACAGGTTGACAGACTGACCCTGACAAATAAATGGTTGTCGGTCAGCAGCGTGTGTCACCACCCAATTCTGGTCTAGTTCTTGCGCAGTCTTGTATATTGCCTTCTCACCTTCATTAAGGAAAGGTAGGTGTTGCACCGACCCCTTCTTGGTGATAATACTAGTCCACGTAGATTCGTTATCATGACCCTTCTCTTTGAGGAGTTGGGTCAGATAAACATTCTTCACTAGGAAAGAACCAGCACGAGTTCTATGCGTATAAGCACATGCCTTCAGTGGTTCAATCGATGGTGACGTTGATAAAATGACTCCCGACGACGCGTTTGGTGCTATTGCTATTAAATGCGAATTACGCATTTCTGAACCTAAACCGTCTGAGTATTCACCTCGCTCTTTCGCAAGGAGCCGTGACTCTTCTATTGCTTGTCTGTTGATATGTTGAAAGACAACCTTATTTATCTCTCGGGCTTTATCAGACTCCCAAGCAACAGAGTGTTTCTGTAAGAGTGAATGGAATCCCATTGCACCCAATCCAATCGAGCGTTCACGAGCAGCAGAGTATCTTGCACGTGAAATGCTGTCTGGTGCGTTCTCGATAAAGTACTCAAGAACATTATCCAACATGCGAATAATATCTCGCACGATGTTGGTATCTTTCCACTCATCATAATATTCTAGATTGAGTGAGGAGAGACAACATACCGCAGTCCTGTCTGGACCTGTCGGCAAGTGAATCTCGTTACATAAGTTTGACCCGTGAATCTTGAGACCCTTCTCTTTAAGAGGCATAGGGAGTGCACGATTCGCAGTGTCAATAAAATTCAAATACGGTTCACCCGTACGGAAACGTACCTCAAGGATTCGTTCCCACAACTTACGTGCATTGACGGATTCTTTTACTACACCGTCTTTCGGGTCACGCAAGTCAAACTCTGTATTGTTTAAGACCGCAGCCATAAACTCATCTGTGATATTTATAGCATTGTGAATGTTCAGTGCTTTCCGTTGAACATCACCTGTCGGTATACGTATATTTAGGAATTCTATAATGTCTGGATGATGCACATCTAAGTATGCCGCATATGACCCCTTACGTGTCTTACCCTGACGATACGCAATCATGTCCGCATCTACAGTGTGCATGAACGGAATGGGTCCAGGCGCAATGTCAGAGACCGTACGCACGTCTCCCCAGTGTCCACCGACACCACCACCCATCACAGATAACCAACGCAACTCACTGGAGTGTTCAATGAGACCCTCTAGGGTATCTGGGACGTATGTGAGGAAACATGAGATGGGTAGTCCCTTTGACTTCCTATCACCATCTGGTGCGTTTGAGAGGACTGGTGAAGCAAACATGAACCATTTCTTGGAAACATATTCATAGAGTCGTCGTGCAAGTACTTCGTCTAGTTGTCCTTTGTACATTGACCATGCGGTAGATGCTCTTGCGTAGGCATCCTGTGGTGAGTCTTCACCGTCAATCATATAAAAGTCTTTCAACATACCTACAGCATAATCGGTAAGTAAGTCGTCTCTATCGTATTTCACTTCTACTGTCATTATTATTCCAAAGGTTATAGGTTATCTATCATTTATAGAAAGGTAACCGTTCTCAAGTATTTTATGTGTGGGAAACAAATCGTTTACCCAATGTTTATAGTCATCTTCCGTGATGATATCAAACTCCAAATCTATGCCATTATCCAGACAATGGGATTTGACTTCATCCCACTTTGTTTTCATAACATCATCGAAACAATCAGACAGTATTATGACAAAAACTTTATTCTTTTCATATGTGCAATAGGTAACATTATACTCTCTAAAGAGTCCTTTGTCAATGTTCGAGAAGACATTACTTAGGAATTTATTTCCCTTTATATGACTATGTAGACCGGACACACTCACCCTTATTTGTTGTAGTCGTAGAATGGTTCATCTTGTTGATACTCATAGTCTTCAATAAGCATCTGTTTTCCGGTATCCCAGAACTTCTTACAGCACTTCTCGATGTACTGTGACTGTTCTTCAGGGTCAAAAAGGCCTTCCCACATTAGATGATTTCTAAATGAGTTCTGAGGATTTTTTACTAGGAATCTTTCGGGGTTAAGTTGCGAAGTAGACTCACCGTCCATTGGGACGTAGATACACTTGTCCTCATTAAACATGCTTTGCAACCTTTCGTAATCAGTGTCAAGAAGGTCTTCGAGCAAGACTATGAAATAGTCAACTTGGTCTACCACCAACATAATACAATCCTTAATTTAAGTGTAGAATTATATAGTATTATGTTGCGTCTGTAAAGGGGAAATTATGACTTTTTTTGAAATTTTTCTGGGAAAACTCTTCGAAGTAGTGCGGCTGCATCTTTGCGTTTCTTTTTGCGATCGTACTTCTTTCGAACGATGACAACTCTCTCTGGATTATCTCCAGCCCCAACAACGTCTTGCGTCGTAGTCATTTCAAACTGTTTTAAGAATTCTTCGTAAGTCTTCATTTTGTTATCTCGTTTGCCGAAAATAAAATACGTTTACTTGTTCTTAGGTGCGTACCTTCGAAAATTGAGATGCCTAGAACATCGTGACATAGGTTGTCCTCTGCGATGCGTATTTGGTCACCTTTACGCACCAGTTCATCCGCAGAGTCCGTCATAGAG